CAGCTTAGCTTAAGCAGCTAGGCGATATGCGGAGTCGTTTGCATTTACGTTTTTTGCTTGATTAACGGTCATCGCCTACCGTGCTGTCCACTCTGTTACTCTTTGCTCTGTCGAAACTGTGCAGGCCCAACATAAAGAAACTTTGGAATAGGATTATTAAATCCTTTAAATCCTGTAAAACGATATCCTAGATTAGGAATATCCCAAAGTAAAGGTGCCCAACACACTCTTTTTACTTTGTCATCTTTGTCTACTACAACAAAATACTGTTTTACTTTTTCCAATTTCATCAAATTTCCTTATGGTGGACCTGGGGGGATTCGCACCCCCGTCCAGAACACTTTTCTCTTTGCTTCATACAGCAATAAAATACACACTTAGGGAGATTCTCACTCCCGTACCCACAAAGTGGGAACTTAGTCTAATTGCACAGCCGAGCCATGTCCCAGTTCATAAGTGTGTAAAGTATATATTATATCACAGGATTAAAGACTTGTCAAGCCTTTATATAACATTATTAAGAAATTGATCCGTATCTTGTTCCGGTTGTAATCCAAGTTATATTACCGTTTCCAGCTACTGCTGCACCACCAGAACCGGCAGGTTGTCCTAGTCCACCTCCGTTTTGGCCAGATGAACCTAAAGCTCCACCAGCACCACCCCACCAACCAAATCTATCATTACCATATCCACCATATGAACCACCGGATCCACCTCCACCGGCACTATTATAAGTACCATTTCCGCCAGCTGTTTGACCAGCATAGAAATTTGGACTGCCTGGTGGTCTTACTGGGCCTCCAAGACCAAATCCTGCTCCGCCGCCACCGCCGCCGCCATAACCTTCACTACCTGTAGGATTAGGAGAATCATAATCACCACCGGCACCGCCTCCGCCACCGCCGCCTCCACCACCGATTACACCGTTATTGGTAAAGTATGTTGTTGTTTGAGCCCAAAATGCAAGACCACCATTAGCACCGTTGGTTCCTCTTTGACCATTACCACCAAGAGCTCCTGTTCCTCCTGCACCACCTTTGCCTACAATGTAACTATTGTTTGTGATGTAGACGGCACCACCCGACAATGGACCTGTGTTAAATCCTGGTGATCCTGTACTTGTGCTGTATACAATAGCGTTAATTGTAACATTTACTCTAAATGTACCACTTATATTTGCACCTGCATTTTGCAAAGCAGTCATTAAATTATAATCTGCTGTATCTGAACTAATGGTTACATTATAAGTTCTTACGGCACCATGAAAATTGTCAAAACTAATTTGACCACTACTTGGTATATTAGTTGCATTACCGCCAGGATAACCTATTGTACCAGAAGCAACATAGCTGCCGCCGGCATAATATTCACTTAAACTTATGGGGTTTGATCCACCAAATTCAGTTTGAATGTTGGATAAATTTATAGAATTTGGATATACTGGTAGTGTCATGGTTGATGTTATTTTTTAAATACTTACCTCTATTTATAAGGTTGTTTTATAAAATTCAATCGCTTTGACAAGTCCATCTATATGGTCTTGTGTCTTTTCAACAAATACTAATGGTTCAGAACCATCTACAGCCATAAGTGTAACAATCTGGTCGACAGGTTCACCAATCATTTCTTCTAGCATCAATGCATATGCAGTTTCTTGCCAAAAATAAGACATAACTTTATCTCTAGTTTTGATTCTACTACTGGTCTTGAAGTCAATAATAGATAGTTTTCCATCCCAATGTGCAATCAAGTCAACACGACCTGCAACACCAAGTTTTTTGGAAAACAATGTACACTCTTGATACCAAATATCAGATACATTCGCATCTATGATTGGTTTAAGACTCTTGAACATTTCCAATGCATCAGGCATAGCCTTCTTTGAATACTCTGAGTTATTGTTTAGATATGCTTCACAGATACTATGCACATTTGTACCACGGCCAGATGCTTTGCGTGAGATTTTATTAGCTTCTTCTTCACCAACACGTTTACGCCATGCAAGTATGTCAGCTTTACTCATCGCACCTAAAACGGTGGTAATAGAAGGCAATCTTGTACCATCAGCTAAATGATAGTATCTTTTACCATCAGGAAAAGTAGTAGATTGTAAATCTTGTAAAGGTTTTGGTGGGCAGTAGTTAAACATTATATTCCTAATTTATCGCAGGCAACAATCCATGATTTAACCAAACTGCTGCGAACAATATCATCTGGTGTAAAATTGATTTCACTGAATTCATTCATATGCCTTGCAACATTCAAAAACTCAGCAAGACCTGATATATCATTTCTACTCTTAATCAAATCATTCTGTTTTAGGTCACCAACAAAAATAATCTTAGAACGGTGACCAACACGGGAGATAACAGAACTCAATTCATGAAATGTCATCGACTGACATTCATCTACAATAATGATAGAGTTATCAATAGAGATACCACGAATAGCAGTAGTTGAAATAAATCTAGCATATCCTTGCTCTTTCAATCTTTCCCATGCATCGGAACGACCAAAAAGTGTCTCGCAAATTTCTTTGTAAGGCACTTCATAAATCTCCATTTTTTCCTCTAATGTACCTGGAACAAAACCTTGGTCTCTTACCTGCACAGCAGAACGAACAACTACAACATGAGTAAATGGATTGTCTTTGTTTAGAACTTCTTCAATCGCACGATACAATGCTAAGAATGTTTTACCGACACCTGGTGATCCTAGTAGGCCAATAAAGTAATCACCTGTCTTGTATGCATCAAAGAACTTTTGTTGATTTTGTGTTAGTGCTTCAAATGTTTTTAAATGGTCTAATTTTATTTTTAGTGAGTTTGAAACTGGTTGGTGTCTGTGTGTTGTTGTATCACCTTCAATTGAATCATCACGTTTTTGTATTGCTGTTTTTCTGTTGGTTGCCATTGAAACATCCTTGTTGTTGTTGCGGGATTATTTGGAGGTTTTTGTTGTTGTAGGATCCTTCTTTAGTAAAGCAGCTACTTTGGTTTGTGGAACTTTCTTGGGTTGTGCTTGTTGTTTTTGTGGCTGTTTGTAATAGCCAGTACCAAGAAGTGCAGGAATGCGATAAGGACGATTAATTACCATTCTCTAGGCAACTTTGTTTTATGACCCGACATTGTGTTTCCTGGAATCGATTCTTTCATGCGTTGAATGACACCGCGTTCAAAGGCCATGTGAGCTTGACCAATACCGGGAACAGACATACGAGCACCATCTGACATAATTGGAAGATTGTGTGCTGTATGATAGCGTTCAAGGTGTGGATTGTTTTCAACAAACGAATCTAGTTCCGCAATTCTCATACGGTGTTCTTCTACTTCGTTTGTATCTTTATTTAAGAAATCATAGCTGGGCATTATACCATCCTAGAACATTACGAGAGTTAATCTTACCACGCCATGAGGCTAGGTGCGTCTTATTATTTATATAGTAATTGTGATATGATGCCATAGAATCACCTGGAATTTTTACCTCATCAGGCATCGCTGGTGTAGGGCCTGTAAAATCACCTTTTGGTATATTATTTGGTATCATTTTAAGGTCGGGGATTAATCTAGCACAAGCGTGAGTTTTGCCATAACGATATGTGAATTCTTTAAGAAGTTCGCACCACAAAGTATACAACCACACATAATTTTTATCCGATTGTCGAGACCAGATTGCGGATGGATGATTCTGCATAGTAGGTTTCATGAGACGAGTTTCACGCCCATCAGGCAATCGCCATGCTTTGATTGACCTATTGTTTGCTGTTAGTCTACGATATTCTTCGCCGTCAAGTACACGGTGAGCTGTAGATAACAACTGAGCATATTCAATAACCATTTTGCAAACATGCTTATTAACGTGCATTTCTGCACAAACTTTTGGATCGTTGTCGAGGTAAAAGATATTCATAATTGAATTTGTGTTCGTGGTACTTCTTGCCAAATTCCCTGTGTTTTTATATTGCCATATTGGTCGTGTATATGTTTACACATCTGTAAAGCAACTTTATCTATTTTTCCATCTTTCATATATTCAACCACCCGAAACTCATAACTGATTGGTTCAGGCATCGTAACATACCAAGTTGGTGCCGGCGTTGGTGGAATATAAGGTGTTTGTTGTACAACATTAAATGCATTTGTCGTTAATGTCACAGTATCATCCTCAGTAAATGTCACAATACCATCCTTAATAGTCCGATAGAGTCAATGGTGACCAATAGGAAATAATTAGCAAGCATACCAAAGGAACGCCGACTATAAGCGCACCCAGCGTATATAAGACAACCTGTAATCCAAATTGGGTACATGATAAGAAGGGGAGGATTAGGCACGGTGAGGGCCATAGTGATAGCACAACCAACAGATAAAGCCCAAGCAAGGATCTCAAAATAAAAACGTACTCTATTGCTTTCGTAATCATTAC